ACTTGGGTCCCAATATAAGAAAAAAATTTTTCAGGGTAAAAAATGGTCTACAAGTGGATTGCAAGAGATAGGGTGTTTTGTGAGGGTACTCTCTCAGAATGTGAGAAATGTCTCACAGGTATCTCCCAGATGATCCATGCAGGTTTTTCCACAGACTTTCAGGTAGAAGAATTTCTAATAAAGAATGTGAGTAAAGGTGAGGACAACAATAATTAGTACCTTCCCAAAAACTTGGTGGGGATGGGCGATAATCTCTCAGGGTATAGGTGCAGCGAATTTCTCTCAAGGGGGGTTGTAGAGGATCCTAGAGCATGATAGAATAGAAATATCCAAATATGGCAAACAGAGGTTAAGAGAAACTATGACCCATGAAGAAATGCTTGAAGAGGCAGAACGTAGAGAGAAAGAACTTAAAGCACTTGATGCTCTTGATAAACTCTATGAAGAGAATGGTGACGAAGAAACTAACTTGGGTTGAGTATTACTTTGGACATTGTTTCCAGACTGGATGGAGAGAAATCTGGAACAACTTCAAGATGTGGAGAGATCTTATCAGTGGAAACTATGAGGGATATGCTCTACTAAAAGAAGATGATCCATACCAAGAATGTTATCAATGGTTCTGGACCTCCATCAACCTTGATGAGACTTACCCTAAAGAGTTTCTTGATTATCTACATCAACTTGTAGAAGATATTGAGACAGGTAAAGAGAAAACCTATCCTATGAATGAAGACCTAGATATTGACTAGAACTAAATAATGCAGTATCATTGAGTTGATACGTATCATTATAACATTTGATAATTTTATGGCAAAAGGATTTACTGTAAAAGCAAAGAAACCTCCAGAAGAAGAACAGGCACTGTTTAATAAAGAAGAATGTTTGGAAAGGATTAGAGGGAAGAGTATTGTATTTTGTCTTCCAGGTCGTGGGGTATCATATACATTTTTAAAAAATTTCGTACAACTGTGTTTTGATCTTGTACAGAGTGGTGCAAGTATTCAGATTTCACAGGATTATTCATCTATGGTGAATTTTGCAAGATGTAAGTGTCTTGGTGCAAATGTATTGGCAGGTCCTGATCAGGTTCCCTGGCAGGGTAAACTGCAATACGATTATCAACTGTGGATTGACTCTGATATTGTTTTTAACTCTGATGCATTCTGGGCACTAGTGCAGATGGACAAGGATATTGCTGCAGGATGGTATGCCACAGAAGATGGCAGAACCACCTCAGTGGCTCACTGGTTGGAAGAGGACGACTTCAAGAAAAATGGAGGCGTTATGAATCATGAAATGGTAGATACTATTTCTAACAGGAAAAAACCATTCACTGTGGACTATACAGGTTTTGGTTGGGTTCTGATTAAGAAAGGGGTCTTTGAGCATCCTGAAATGAAGTATCCGTGGTTTGCTCCACAGATGCAAGTCTTTGACTCTGGAGAGGTTCAGGACATGTGTGGAGAAGATGTGAGCTTCTGTTTGGATGCCAAAAAGGCAGGTTTTGAGATCTGGTGTCACCCTCAAATTCGTGTAGGACATGAAAAAACAAGAATCATTTAGAATTCTTTGTGATGGGAGAGTCCTTTACCAGTCTCTCTCTCAAGATGAGATGTTTGATATTATGGATGAACTTTCTGAACAATTTTATGCGACAGGGGTTCCCAATCCAGAGGATATTGTGGTAGAATGTGTAAGTGATTTAGAGGATTAATTATGGCAAAGCGTCCATCACTGACTAACAAAGTGATTATTGAACACAAACCAAAGAAGACACGTCAAGGTCGTTCACAACATACTAACCTTTCTGCCACCTCTCGTAATGGCAGGAAGAAGCGTTACAGAGGTCAAGGTAATTAATATCAAGAGTGCTTAAATAGATTAAGCACTCTTTTTTTATGAACCAAAAAGAACAGCATATCTTTAAATGGATCAAAGATGTTGCAACTGTAAGACCTGAATTAAATGGATTTGCCATTTGTCCCTTTGCATCGCAGGCAAAATACAAAATCATAGAGTGCAACGCAGAAGATATTATGGTCTTAGATGGGTATGATGTTCTTATTTACATTATAGAAGACTATTTTGACCTTGATGCAGTTCAGTTTTGGGTCAATTATTACAATAAACATCATGAAGGATGGAAATTTTTTGAAGATTGTGGTTCTTATGACACCTTTATTAATGACATACAGACTAATAATGGTAAGTATAACTTAATTTTAGGTCAACCAACACAAAAATTAAGGAAGTTTAGAGAAAATTTAGCAAAAACTTCATATTATGATCTTTGGGATGATGATTATCTTAAGGAAATTCTTGAAGATGATTATGATATAATTAGAAACAAGGGATAGGAACCCCTTAAAAAGTTCTAATTCACTAGAATTAGGAGAAAAATGTCCAACTTACCTGTAGATAGAGACCAAAATTACATGTATCAGATGTGGGGAACCACAAATTTAGTCACTGATTACCATGCAAAGATTCAAAAAAGAACAATTCAAGAGATTATGCATGATGATGTCCCCAAAAATAAACATTTTTTGAAGGAACAAACAGAAATTCATGAAAAAATTCGTAACGACGTGGACTATGATGACTGGGAGTATGGGACTGAACCAACCTATGGGAAACCACAATAAATAAAAGTAATGTATTTCATAGTCACAGGTGCCTTTAGAGAATATTTCAAGGGGATTTAAAGATATCAGCTTGTCTTTCTTAAGGCATCCTGTGACAAATGACATTGGAACACTCTCAAATGAAGATGCAATCAAGCGATCTGTAGTCAATTTAGTCAGAACAAGAGTTGGTGAAAGGTTTTTTAATTCACTTTTAGGGTCAAAAGTAGAATCTTATTTTTTTGAACTTGCCAATAGTGATATTGTTGACCCTTTACAAGAAGAAATTAAGACAGTTATCTCCAACTTTGAACCAAGAGTAGTGGTAAGAGATGTAAATGTTGCCTTATATCCTGAAGATAATGAGTTAGATGTAAGCATCATATACGATATTGTTGGACTTGCTGTTCCAACACAAGCAATTAACTTCATATTACAACCCACCAGATACTAATGGCATTTACAGATTTCACTAATCTGGACTTTGATCAGATTAGAGCCTCCATCAAAGACTACTTAAGAGCAAATTCAACCTTTACTGACTTTGATTTTGAAGGTTCTAACTTCTCTATCTTAATTGATATCCTTGCATACAATAGCTATCTGACTGCCTACAACACCAACATGGTGGCAAATGAGGCATTCTTAGACAGTGCAACCATCAGAGAGAACGTTGTATCCCTAGCAAGGAACATAGGGTTTGTGCCCCTCTCCAGGAGGGCAGCAAAGGCAAATATATCTTTTACTGTATTAGGTCTTAACTCTTCAATACAGACCATTACGCTCAAGGCAGGGATTGTTTGTACAGGTTCATTAGACAATACCAGTTACATTTTCTCAATTCCAGAAGATATTACTGTTGGCGTATCAAATGGACAAGCAACTTTTTCTGAAATTGAGATTTATGAAGGCACATATCTTACAAAAACATTTACAGTAGATACTTCTCAACCGAATCAAAAGTATATTATCCCAAATCCTTATGTAGATACCTCTACAATTAGAGTAAAAGTCTATAATGACGCACAAAGTAGCACATCAGAGGACTATTCTTCTGTTAATGACATTGTTGGGATCAGTTCTACCTCACAAATCTTCTTAATTCAAGAAGTTTCTGATGAAAAATATGAACTTTTCTTTGGTGATGGGATTTTTGGAAAGAAATTAAGTAACAATAATCAAATTGTTATCTCTTATATTACCACAAATGGACCAGCAGGTAATGGTGCTTCTAATTTTGTCTTCTCTGGCATCCTGAGAGACAATACTGATGCTATAATTACATCATCAATTACATCTGTAGTTACTAATACACCCTCTCAGAATGGGGATAACCTCCAGTCTATTGAGTCTGTAAGGTATTATGCTCCAAGACTGTATGCATCACAGCGTAGAGCAGTTACAGCAGGGGATTATGAAGCAATTTTACCATCAATCTATCCAAATATTGAATCAGTGACTGCTTATGGTGGTGAAGAAATGATGCCTCCTCAATATGGATAAGTATTCCTTGCAGTCAAACCTAAAAATTCTGATTTTCTTGCACAATCAACAAAAGAATTTATCTTAAATGATCTTAAAAAGTATACCATAGCAGGTATTAAACCAGAATTTGTGGATATTAATGTTTTGTATGTTGAATTAGATTCAACTGTATATTATAACTCTAACTTATCTTCATCCCCAGACTCTTTAAGAAACAATATCCTCTCTTCATTGACAACATACTCAAACTCTACAGACCTGAACAAATTTGGTGGTAGATTTAAATACAGCAAATCTTTGGGAATTATTGACTCTACAAGTAATGCTATTACATCAAACATTACTAAAGTTAGAATCAGAAGAAATTTTGAAGTTATTCTAAATGAACCAACAAAATATCAAATTTGTTTTGAAAATAGATTTAATGTGAATGACAATAGAAATAATAATATTCCAAATATTAGATCAAGTGGTTTTAATTTAAATGGAATCACGTCAACTGTTTATATTGGTGATATAGTAGATGATTCTAACTTATCAACAGGAACACTATACTTATTCTCTTATGAATCAAATAAGATAGTCAAACAAATAGACAAAATTGGTGATGTTGATTATGTCAATGGAATTATCAATATAGATAATATAAATGTATCTTCTACATCAAAATTAAATAATATAATTGAGATTGATGCAATTCCACATTCTAATGATATAATTGCAAAAAAATCTATTTACTTAAAACTAGACATTGGTAACAGTGATATTTCTATGGTTAAGGATTTGATCTCATCTGGAGAAAATGCATCTGGTAGTAGATTTGTTCCAGAATCAAGTTATTTCTCTGACTCAAAAATAAGAAATTAAAATGAATCAAGAAAATAAAGTAGTTAAAATTAAAGACATTGTTGATAACCAAATCCCAGAATTTGTCATATCAGATAATCCAAATCTTTCAGAATTTTTAAAACAATACTATACATCACAAGAATTTCAAGGTGGTGCAATAGATCTTGTAGAAAATTTAACTGATTATAAAAATTTTGATGCTTTTGATAATGTCAATCTATACTCCACTACAACACTACTTCAAGATATTGGTGCATTTGATGATCAGATCTTTGTAACTTCTGTCAATGGATATCCACGAGAATATGGATTAATTAAAATAGATAATGAAATTATTACTTATACTGGAATCAGTGGGAATTCTTTTACTGGGTGTGTTCGTGGATTTAGTGGTTCTTCATCATTATCTCAACAAAACAATCCAGAATTTTTAACATTTTCTCAAACAGAATCTTCTGAACATATTTCAGGATCTACTGTTGAAAATTTAAGTAATTTATTTTTACAAGAATTTTTTAAGAAAATTAAATATCAGTTTATTCCAGGATTTGAAGAAGTTGATTTTGATAGTAGAATTAATGTACCAAACTTCATTAGTAAGGCAAGGACATTTTATGAAACTAAAGGAACTGATGAAGCATATAAAATTTTGTTCAAGGTTCTTTATGGAGAAGATGTAAAAGTCATTAAACCTGATGATTATACATTCAAACCATCTGATGACAAATGGACAGTTTGTGAGTCATTTAGTTGTGAACTAATATCAGGTGATGCTACAAAATTAACTGGACAAACTTTATATCAAGATGAAAATAATAATGGCAAAATCTTACCAGCCTCTGGATCAATTTATAGCGTTGATAGATTTTACTTTAAAAATCAAGTATACTACAAAATAAATTTATTTTCTGGATATTCATCTAATTTAAGTTCTACAGGATCCATTTTTGGTAATTTCGCAGAAACTCCAAAAACTTATGTAGTAGAAAATATTTCTTCAGGAGAAACTACAGTTACAGTTGATTCTACTATTGGATTTGAAAAATCTGGATCAATTTATATCAATGACACAGAAATAACTTATTCTGATAAAACAGCAAACCAATTTTTAAATTGTGAAGGAATAATTGAAAATATAGAAATAAAGTCACAAGTATATGGAAATAATTTCGTTTATGGTTATGAACAAAATACAAGTAATCAAGTAAAATTGAGAATTGTTGGATCTTTATCAGGAATAGAGTCTTCAACAATTTTATATGCAACTAAAGGAGATACTATTAGAGTAGATAATTTAGGAAATCTTGATGATACTCCCTTTACAAAATCTTTAATTTATAATTTACCTTTGACTGTATATTCAGGGATATTAACAACTACTTTACAAAATTATGATTTAGAAGGAATTAGTTTATCTGATGGCAGTGTAAAGACATTATATGACCATAAGTTAAAAACTGGTGATATAGTAGACTTATATAGAAGTAATTTTAATCAAAAAATTAAATCTAATTCTGTAGTTTCAACTAATATTTCAACGCCAAAACAATACAGTATTAACGTATCTGGAATTTCATCTTATGTTGGATCAAGAATAACTGCAAAGAGAAAATTATTCAAATCACAATCAACTACATACCCTGAAATTGATAATAAATTTACTGCAAACGTACAAAATTCTTTTGTTGATGAAAATTATAACTATATAACCTCTAATGGATTTCCAAATTATAACACAACCCCATATAAAAGACAAGTTTCTTTTTCTTTAAATACTTCAGATTATGAAACTCTTCAAGGATCACATAATTTTTATGATGGAGAATTAGTAAAAGTTATTAATTACACCATTTCTGGGTCTTATTCAAATCCTGTTGGTGTTAGCACTGGAGTATCTTTCTATGTTAAAAAAATTGATGGTGGTAATATTAAATTATCTTATTCTGCTGAGAACGTAGATACATCATCTTTTATTAGTTTTTATGAGTTAGTCAATCCTCCAGTAAATAATTCTGTTTCTGGATTTATATCATCACTCACTTTAATTGATGGTTCTTTGTATGGAAATGAATTTACATCATCAAAAATATTTAAAAAATTTCCAAAAGTTCCAAACCTTTTAACTTCTGATGTAGAAACATCACCAGGACCAACTGGCATTTTAGCTAATGGTGTTGAGATTAAAAATTACAAATCTTATGATAAAATTTATTATGGTCCAATATCTTCTGTTAATGTTTTAAATTCTGGGACTAATTACGACCTTACAAATCCTCCAAGATTTTTAGTTGATAATGGAAATGACACTCAAACAATAATTGCTCCACAATTAACTGGAAAAATTACTGAATTAATCGTAACAGATCCTGGATTTAATTACACAAGAGAACCAGTAGTAACTATATCTGGTGGAGGAAATGATTCAGTCAAAACTGAAGTAAAAATGAAACTTAAGGCAAGAGAATTAGAATTCAATGCCTCGTCTACTGCTGGATATGTCAGTGATATTAATGATCAATTCAATTTTACATCTAAGCACAATCTTGTCACAGGAGAAGAAATCATTTATCAAACATTAGGTGGTTCTCCAATTGGAATAGGAACATTAGCTAGTGAATATTTAATTACTGACAGTTCATATTATGTAATTAACGTTGGGTCTGGAACCTCTTTTAGATTAGCTTATACAAAATCTGATGCTTTAGCAAATAATTATATTTCAATTAGAGAGTATGGAGCAGGAACTCAAAGATTTGTTTCAACACAAAAAAAACTTATAGTAGATTCTGTTAATCTAATTGATATAAACACAGAATTTAAATATAAAAAAGTTTTAGCTGGTCCTGATGATATTAACCATTATGATGATATCATCAATATCAAAAATCATGGATTTTTGACCAATGATGAAGTAAGATATTCTTTTGTTGGAACAACATTATCAGGAATTTCTACAGCAACTAATTATTACATTCATAAAATAGACGATAATAGATTCAAATTAAAGTCAAGCAAAACATCAACTACTTATGTTAATATAGGAGAATCAGATATATTTTCAAATTATATTTTTGAATATTCTCCTATAGTAGTAAATATTTCTGGACCTTTAGCAACAGATAATCAAGGAAACATCATAGGTTCTCCTGCTACAATTAAACCCATAGTTCTAGGATCTGTAACTGAAGTGAGGACTGGGTTATTTGGTCCTAATAATTATGGATCTTATGTTCTTAATTATAAAAAATCTCCAATTATTAAAGAAGTAGTTGGTTCTGGAGCAAATCTTGAATCTGTTGTAGTTGGTGGAAAAATTGTAAAAGTGATAATCAAATCTTCTGGAAATAACTATTATAATTCTATCAATTTAGTTGTTGAAGGATCTGGGTATGGAGCAAAACTTGAACCATCTATTGTTAATGGACAATTAATTTCTGTAGCAGTTGTAAATGGTGGAGTTGGATATAATTCATCAACAAACGTAAAAATAGAACCAGTTGGAAAAAATTTAAAACTTTCTGCCAATTTACAATCTTGGATTGTAAATGAAATATTTAAATTAGGAAACTCCAATGTCAACTCAGGGGTTCTTTTAGGAAAAAAACATTCATACTTTGGCAATACTTTTAATGTATTTTACTTAGATTCTAATTTATGGTCTCAGTTTAATATTCCACAATTATCATCAACAGCAAATCCATCAGCACATTCCCCAATTATTGGTTGGTCTTATGATGGTTCTCCCATCTATGGTCCAGATGCATACACTAATGTTGATGGGACTGGTGGAGTTATAAGAATGACATCTAGTTATAGAATAAAATCAATTCTACCCAATAACAGACCAGACTCTTCAACATTTCCTTCAGGATTTTTTATAGATGATTATGAATATGTTGAAGGTCTTGGAACATTAGATAGGCATAATGGCAGATTTTGTGTAACTCCAGAATTTCCAAATGGAGTTTATGCTTATTTCTGTACTATGGGAAAAAACAGATCTCCTGTTTTTCCATATTTCATGGGCAATTTTTATAAATATCAACCAGAGCAGGATAATTTTAATTTAAAAATTAATCAAGATACAGACTTTAACAGTTTAAATATTTCTAAACACACTTTACCTTATGGTGTTGAAAATAAAGAAAATTATTATGAGTATTTTAATTTCAATCAAAAATCAAATTTAGGCGAAATTTTAATCACAAATACTTCTAAAGGAAGGTTGAGTGATATTTTGGTTGCTAATGGAGGATCTAATTATTCAATAGGTGATAGAATTTCTTTTGATAATTCCAACACTGGTGGATTTGGTGCTTTAGCAGAGGTTTCAGAACTTTCTGGAGTAGGAATAACAAGCATTCAATCATCATCTCAAATTATACCTGATGTCACTTTGACTTATGAAAATGGGTCTGTTGTTGGAATTGCTACTACAACTCATAATATTAAAGATCAAAGTTTTATTAGAATAAGTGGAGTATCTACTTCTACATTTTCTGACTTAGAAGGATTTGTTCAAGTTAATGTTCCATTACAACAAACATTTCTTTCTCAAGGAATTCAAGATGAACCAACCACAGGGATAGTTACATCTATTCAAGTTAAAGATTCTATATTAAATTTTGAAGTAGATTCTTTAATAAAAATAGAGTCAGAAACCTTAAAAGTAATTGGATTAGATTTTACAAACAATTTTATAAATGTTTTAAGGGAAACTAGTGCCTCATCTCATAACTTAGGAACTTCTGTCACTTTACTTCAAAGTAAATTTAATTTTGATTATCCCCTCACAGAACTTCCAAATAAAAATGAAACTTATTATTTTAACCCATCACAATCTGTTTCTGTAGGAATTTCAACTGCTATTGGAGCTGGAAATACTTTATCAATTTTACCTTTGGGATATGGTGTAAGTAACACTCAGTTTGTTCCTACTGGAAGAATATTTTTACCTAATCATAAGTTTAAAAACGGAGAAAAAGTAACTTATGAATTTGGACAAAATTCTATAGTAGTTTCAGGTGTTGGAAATTTAAGTGGAATTTCATCTTTGTATGTTGTTAAAATTGATGAAAATACAATTGGGTTAACTAGTTCAAAAACATCTGTTGACAGCACTGATAATTTGTTACTGTATACATCAGCAGAAAATAATTACTTACATAAATTAAAAAGCAATAGATCTGTTGTTACTGCTGATACAGTAACAAATACAACCGTAGTATCTACAGCACAAACTCACGGATTGTCTGTAGGAGATAAAGTATATTTAAATATTCTTTCTGGAATTACTACAACATACGATGTAACTTACAGTAATTCTACAGCAAAATTAAAAATAGACTCTCAAAACAACCCACGTATTAATGCGTATGAAAATGAAACTTTAACTTTCAACTTATCCTCAGCAACTCTTTCTGGAACACAATTTAAATTATACACTGATTCTAATTTTACTAGTGAATATTTGGGTAATGTTGAAAATGGCGTAGAAGTAATAAAAACTCCTACATCTTTATCTTTAAATATTTCAAAATACACTCCAAAAATTCTTTATTATAATCTTGAATCAACAACTAAAAAAATATTCTCAGATGAATCTGTATTTGAATTTAATCAAATCAATATAAATTCTAGTTTATATAACAATGTTATTGCAGGCATTAATACTTGTTCAGAAACTTCTTTTGAGCTTAATTATCCTTTAATCCCCGAAGATAGAAATTATACTTCAACAAATTCTACTCTATCTTATAATATAACATCTTCAAGTGTTCCTGGAAGCATAAACAAGATAAAGTTATTATCAAAAGGATCTGATTATAAAAAACTTCCAAAAATATCTTTAATTTCTGGAAATGGAGTTGGTGCTAATTTAATTCCTGTCAGCACCACTATTGGTAAAATTTTAAAAAGTTCTGTTGTTAATGATGAATGTATTTTACCAATAGATAAAACTTTAAAACCATTTTCTCAAGGAGACTCTTTAATTTTTGTTTATAACAACTATAAAGTTGGATCATTAAGTATTATTGAAAGAGGATCAAGTTACTTAAGTGCCCCTAAAATTAATTTGTATAGTACTGAGAATAATAGTTTTATTTCTGATTTTGTTGCTAGTGCCTCTGTTAAAAATGGATCTCTTGATGAAATAGAACTAGTAAATCCAGGTTCTGGGTTATTATCAACAGACAATAAAATAGTCTTTACTGAAAATAACAACGGGGTAAAAATTCTTGGAATATCTACTACATATGCATCAAATCAATATCAAATAACTTTGACTTTAGAAACTCCAACTTCAGGATTTACTACAAGTAATCCACTACCATTTTCCATTAAT